AAGCTTAGAGAATGGTTACGTCCAAAAATGTATTGTTTATCTTCTGTCAACTGGATTAAAGGATTATATAAAGGTAAACGAATTCAAAATTGCCTATTTAACTCTGAAATACTATCAAAGCAATATGTTGTCAGACGATTAAACGATGAGTTAGACACTATATTAAGGAAGCATTAGTATGTTTTTTCCACCACCACCACCAAGACCACGTTGTCCAGAATGTGAACGATTACATAAAAGCGAAAAAGAACGATATGGCTTTAATATCATAGAAGGTTACTATTATTGGACAAAAATTCCAGAAGTAAAGGCATGTTGTCCAGTCAAGGTTATGGTTGTTGAAGCTACTGCAAAAACAGTGACAGTAACTGTTAATAATAAAACATTTGTAAAAGATAGAACAGATTTCTTAAAATCATCATGGCGAGATTATGACTCTTTTTAGTAGCAACTTTGAATTAACAGAAAAATATTTAAATAAGACTTTCGATGCATGTAATAACATGTATTTTGATAATTCATTAATCAAAATTCCAGTTATTATTATAGATGATCCAGATGTAAACGGATATTTCAAATTCGATATTGATTTTGAAAATAGAATTTTAAAAAATCCTAGAATCGAAATTTCTAAAAACCATAAAAGACCATATGAAGCAATCGAAAAGACAATGTTACATGAAATGACACATTATAAAGTCTTTTTAGAACTAACCAGTTCTGATATTTCTGCAGCATTTGATGCTTATAATTCAAAAAATATGGATTTATTTAATAAAATTTTATACTTAGAAAACTATGCACATCAAAATAAATGGAATTTTTATATAGATGCTATAAATAATAAGTATAAATTAAACATAAAATAGGTTTTTTATGACTTTAGATGAAGCAATAGAAGTACTTAAAGAAAACGGTTATAAAGTTTTAGACGAAGATTTCGGAATTGGTGTAGGTGGACCACTTGGTGCTGACCAAGGTATTCCACATGGCGGTGATTGTAAAGGTTGTTGTCCACAACGTATGGGATTATTATATCAACGTTCTCCGTTTAAAACAAATCCACTTTATAATGGTGTTCCTGCTGCTCATCATCCAGGCTATTGGTTAAATCAAATTCCAAAGAAAAAGAGAAAGAAAAAGAAACGTAGACTTCGCGAAGGATATGAATTAAGAGAATCTATTGAGACATTTGAAGATTCATGTTGGACAATGTATTCAAAATTCTTCGATAAGACTATTGATGATGAACAAAAAACCGAAAGTGACTTTATAAAAGGATTCGAAACTAATAACTATCCACCAACAAGAGCCGGAAGTGCTGGTAGACTTGCAAGACAAATAAGCGGACATTTACGCGATTTTGACAAAACTGTTGAAGATTGCTTGAAGAAATTTAAAAAAGAACTTCAGATTTTAAAAACGTTGTTCTTTGATGAAAATAATTCAAACTAACTTATGGAAGATATACGAAAAGAACAGCTAAATATTCTTTTAAATGGTATTAAAAAAATAGTAAGTAGCAAGAACTGTCCTGAATGGATCGCTCGAGAACTTACCATTACCGTTAAAAATGCAAAAACAATAAATCCTGAAACAATCGAAAAATCTACAAATTCTGTAGAGATTGATGAAACATATAGACCATTTGATATAAATGACAAAGTTACAAGTAATGTCGATGGTGATGTATGTATTTATCAAATTATTGGCAGGTCAGATCCAATAAATAATATAAATTTGTTTACATTAAAAATTATAAAAGGGAATAAGGCAAATCCACCTGGATATATAGTCTATAATGTTCCTGAAACAATGTTGTTACACATTAAGGAATAATAAAATGGGAAGAAAAGTTAATACAATTCACAAGAATTTCTTAGAAGACTTGCAAGCAAGAATGCGAGACAGATATACAAATAACTATGCAAACTATACTGAATCTGATAAAGCACATGCTAGGATGGCAGGTATAGAATTGTCAGAACCTGTTGCGCCTGTCATTCCTGAACGTAGAGGTTCTACAGTTTCTGCTCCTGCAAAGTCAATGGATGCATTTGAAGCTGAATACCAGGCATTTATTGCTGGTTTACAAGCTAAGAAAGAAAAAGAACAACAAGAAAATAAAGTAGAAGAGGTTACAGATGTTCCTGAAACAAATGTTGAAACAACGCAAACAACTGAAGAAACTCCGGTTGTTGAAAATAAGCCAAAGAAAACTAGAAAGAAGAAAGAGGTGGCTGTCACAGTTCAGGAAGAACCAGTAATCGAAGAATCAACCCCTGTTGAAGAAAAGGTTGAAGATCTTCCAGAATTCGAATTAAACTAAAAAATATTTAATAAAATAAAAAACCGGTTTTTTGGCCGGTTTTTCTTTTTATACCTTAGTATCAAGTTTTGTAAGAATGTCACGAGCATTATTAAGTTCACCCTTCTTAGTGGCAATATCTTGTTTAATGCTGTCACGTTTCTTAATCAATGGTTCTTTCATCTTTCTGATTAAGTAGTTCTTTGTTTTAATGTCTAACTTTTCAGCAATTTTTTCAATTAAGAATATTGCATTAGTGACATTTTCAAAATCCAAATCTTCATCGTTAAGCAAGAAACCATTAAAAATTAATTCAACGTCATTCTTAACTTTTTCAATTTCAACAAGCTGGTCTTCACTTAATGTCTGAATAACAGTTGCAACTGTCTTCATAATATCAGTGATATTAAACTTGTTATTAATTGATGCATCCTTAGATAAGGTAACATCATTCGGGTCAGTCTGACCTTGGTTAAATTCTGGGTCTGGGTCATGAGAACCGTCAGTTAAAGCCGGATTTTCATCAGAATCTTTATCTTCGTCATCATCACCTTCTGCATTACCGTCAGCGTTACCATCTCCGCCTGCTGCACCGCTTGCATCTGCTCCGCCACCCATATTGTTACCAAATGGATCAGCACCTGCATCGCCACCAGCACCACCGCCTGCAGCAAATGGATCAGCACCACCACCTGCGTCTGCTCCGCCTGCATCGCCACCACCTGCATCTGCACCACCTGCAGCAAATGGATCATCTTCTTCTGTTAAAATTTTAGAACCTTCATAATCTGACTCTTCAGTTAAAAAATTAGAAAACAGAGAGCTTCCACCAAGCTTAATCGGTTTGACAACTGCATCCAACATTTCTTTAATATTTTTCATATTTTTTCCTTAAATCTTAAAGATTTCATTAATTCTATCTTTAATCATTTCTTTATTTATACTACGAATGTTTGAACAAGTCAAATAATTGAAGAAAACTCTGGCAGATTTTGTATTTTTCTTAGTTAAAAGGTCATAAAGTCCACATTTATCGCCCGTTAACAACATATTTACCATTAATTCCATCAAATCAGTAAGTCTGTCGATGGAAATTTCTTTTTCTTCTGCAGTATAAGTCTTGAATACCTTATCAAAATGCTTTTTGAGAAATTCTTCCCTATGCTCTATTTTGTAATATACAGAAAACAACAATTTTACCTCTACGACAAATCAAACTCCGGATGTTCTACTTGAACTGCCGGTATATCTAATTTTTTCATTACTTCGTATTGTTCTTTTGGATTAAATATATACGTATTATTTTGAGTAATCTGTCCAGGGGCATTGTTTCCATTACTTTTACCAGCAAGTCTTTTTTCTGCAAGTCTTTCTTTACTTGCCAAGGCTTTTTCTTTGAATTCTTCGTTAGATTCAATAACCTGGTAATTTGTAATATCCTTACAAAGTTCTTTTAGCTGTTGAACATTCTCTCTGACAGATTTAGAAACCGTTGCATAAACGGCATATAAATTTGGAGTTCCTGCACCGTTAACAATCATATCTTTTAAAGATTCCATAACTTCACGGTCAGAAGCAATCAAGTCTTGAAGTTCAGCTTTAATATATTCCTTATCTTCAATGGTATATTTTTGTGTCTTTATACCTTCTTTGACTTCTTCAATTTTTTCATTAGCAGTAGAAATCACAGAGTTAACTTGTGACTCTGCTTCTTCAATATTAAATTCGTCTTTTAAATTATCAAAAACTCCCATAAATTCAAATATAGTAAATTTATTTAAATATATTTATATTAGTAATTTATTCCGATTTCTTCTTCTGTCAACACTTTGAATATAAAACCATGTTCTCTACACCATTTACGAGCTGCTTGCCATTTAGAATTATTAACTCTTAAAACATTGCAACGTTCCTGCCAAGCATTCAATGCACGTTGACTTTTTGTTTTTGGTGGTTCTGGATAAAGAATCTGACCACATTCATCAAGTCTTGGCATTTGTGATTTTGGTTTTACTTCAAGTATATATTTTACTATTTTTCCAGTCTTATCCCTACAAACAAAATAGAAGTCGGTAATGTAAGTATGTTGCTTACCATCGACTTCTGATATATATGGAACTTTTAAAACTTCCGAACCCCATTCAAGTATTGAATCATACTTGTCACAGAATTTCATAAATTTTAATTCCCAACTGCTACGATATGTAATTGTATTACATGTTGTACCCATAGCACCATTAATGTTTATACATTTTTCTGGTCTCTTTGGATTATATATACCCTGTGTATAGCTCTTACTGTATATAGACATAAAATATAATAAAATATTTGCGTTTTTTATAGAAAAGGTATTTTTTCTATATTTTTCGCATATTTTATTTATATTCTATTTTATTGAAAATAAGCCATTTTCTGACCATTGTATATTCATCGTCATTTTATTTAAGTTAAATGTCTTCGGTAATTCAGTATAACTGACTAAAATTGAATTTTGTGGTTCAGTAGGCTTATTTGCATAAATCAATGGATTTTTTTGCTTAGTAACTTGATTAAGTTCTTCAAGAACTTCTTTGCCGTTATCATTATATACATTAGCTCTCTCACCATCATACCAAGTTACTAAAAATGCACCACCTATAATATTAGTAGATTGAATATCAAATTTAGTATTATTTGAATAAACATTAAATTGGTCTTCAACTAACGGTATTTTTTCAATATTATAAATCGAATATTCTTTATCATCATAACCTGATGTAAAACCATATTCAGTTTTAAAATAAGGTCCTATATTCTGCCATGTCGGTTTTACGTCATGTTCATAAAAATCCATTGCAGAAAGTGTGGTAATATCATAATTATTTTTAGGTTCCATAAATACTTGATTTGAATCAAGTTTTAATGTTGTATCTTCAACATAATAATCATAACCCATATAATTATAATCTTGATCAACTCTGCAATCTCTTGGATAATTATGTTTTGAAAAAATATAAGCAGAAGCTGGAATATTCAAAAAACCTTTAGATTGGTAACAATCTTCAGTTGGTAAGCCATCTTCACTAAATACATTTTGAATTTCCATATTTCCAAGATTACCAATATATAGAATCTGCTTAGAATTATTTGCATCAAAATAATTGCCTAATCTATCATCTAAATCATTGCTGAAATTTATATTTTTAGAGCAAAACCAAAGGTCGAAACTCATTTTATTATAAATTTCTTCCTTTTCCTTTCCACTCATCAATAACTTTAAAAAACTATTAAAGACTTGTTGTTTTGCCATTATTCAATCTCCAATAATAAACCAGAACAATTAGTATTCATTGCATTTATATATGCTGCTTCAGGATCTGTTTCAGTGATATAATCTGCAGAATTTACAGACGGATAACTACTAAATGACCAAGATGTTCCATCAGAACATTCACCTAAACCAACATCAATATACATTACTGGTTTATGTGCAGAATCTGTAATATACAAACCTTCAAAATCATCAGCGGAAAAACCAGATACTGTCCAACTCATCTCAGTAGTTGTTAAACACTTATTCAAAATAGAATGCTGACTTAATGTCTTGCCAATAGCTAGAATATTACCATAATAATTTACCTTATCATTATATTCATAATCACCACTTGTGACAACACCAGCATTATACCAGAATCCACGTTTTCCATTCTTATAATCGAACTTAACTGGTAATTCAATTTTTTCTATTTTTTCACCTGGATTTTTTGTATAAGTATATTTAAAGTAGTTTGTTCCATGTGCCGCATCCTGACTTGCAAGTTCTATATTATTTTCTATCTTTTCTTTTGCAGTTATATCTAAATTATTAAATAATACACTACTAAAAGTAGAAGGGTCAAATATACTTCTATCTTCAGTAGTAGGAATTAAACCATTTACATTATTACTTGGTAATAAATTTGTATGGAACTTACCAGATGTATCTGTTGCAGTCCATGAATCTGGTATTTTCTCAACTGCTTGGCCATCACCAACATATTTCCATACTGGCGGCGCATCAGAACGACCACCACAATAATTTATACCAGAATATTCATAATCATATGGATTTGCTAAATCATTAAACTTACCTGCATTTAAATATTCCAGACCTGTTAATGATTGAGTATATCCTGGTGCTATACCATGTTTTACTGCTTCTGATTCTACATATTCTTCATTATCATAAAATGCACTTGAAAAATATGTTTCAAAATCAGTTTGCCAGTTCCAAAATGCAGATGGAACATTTCTTAATTCAACAGCCGACATAACTAATCGATATGTTGGATCAACTGCAGAATTAATTTTATCACGGCTTGTTAATCTTGCAGTATTAGATTCTGGATAGCCATAACATTGATAATTTTTAACAACATACATAGCTGATTCATCTGTTGGATCATCCTCACCATTAATAAAATAGAATTCTTCTGGTGTTGCAGAAACATTTGCTGAAATAACAGCACTTAAATAACTTATACAATTATTACCATAAGAAGATGGTATAAGTGGTAAATATCCTGTATAAGCAGCGCTAGGTTCTAACGTTGTCGGAATTGGTTCCCATTGCGGATAACCGTTATCTTTACGTTCAACAAATATTGGATTACCATTATCATCTAATGTCCAACGTTGTGTTGTTAAATAAGCAGTTGTTAAAGTAGGTAATACATCAGGTTCTGTATATAATGCGTTACCAACATCATCATAACCAATAAAATACTGTTTTTGTAATCTAACCTTAATTGAGTCTGGTTCTGGTATTAGATAATTTCGTTTTTTATATGGATAATAAACTTTACCTGTTTTTGGATGTGGTTTTTCTCCTAACATATTTTCATATTTTCTATTATCACCACGTTTTTCTCTCCAGCATTGAACATAAAAACCTTCAAAGAAACTATATGGAGGATTTATCATATCTTCAACTTTTCTATCAAATGGTAATATATTAAATGGAATAACAAATACTGAATATCGTCTTTCATCCGTACTTTCTTCATTTTTTGTATTATCATTTATAAATACAAAACCACTTAATGCAGGAAAGTCAAAATATTTTGTTGGTTGATATAAACCACCTTCAAAAAATTCATTTAAATCCCAAATTACTATTTTATCAAATACTTCATCACCTTTACCAAAACGATCTAATCTACCTTTAGTTGTATTAACATAAATATCACCATAATAATTTTGAATTTGTTCCAGACTAGTTAATGGAACATCTGTAAATGGTTGATATTTAAATGCGTCAGAATTTATATTAAATACAACATCAGTAACATTATTAACCAACCATCTATAAGGTGTAGGTTGATTAGTCTTATCTGCAAAAAGGCTTCTTTCAAAGTTAAAATCTTTATAATTCCAATATAACTGATTTTTTGCACTAAATGAAATAACTGTATTTTTTAATTGTGTTAAATCTGTTTTTAATATCGGATCACATTCTACTGCAGATACTAAGTCAAGTTCTATATCTGAACCAAAATATGGATATGTATTTACAACTTTATTTGCAGCATAATCATATACGCCTCTAAATTTAGTTGCTGCAATTGCACCATCTGGAATATTCTCAAGATCACCGCATGCTGATGGAATTATATTCTCATCAGTTATTTTACCAGTTTTCATATCAATATCATCAGATGTTACAAATGTTGCTGGTTCTATTGCTGCTGCAGCTGGAACTGTAATAGATGATAATGAATTCAAATCTTTATCATAATTTTTAACAACTTTACAACCATTCCAAGATATTAACTTAGAAGCAATATTTTGAATATTAAGGTCAAAATTTTCACCTGCAGTTACATTTAAACGGTCAATAACACCACCTGCAATACCACAATATGTATTTTCTATTTGTAAACCTGAATTTGCAACACCTGGCAAATCTGTTTCCATATTGATTGACCAGAAATTACCATCTACATAATTACTTGCAAAATTCTGATCTACACCGAAAAGACCAACAGTATTAAAATCAGTTTTTTCATCTTCTGATTGAGTTAATTTATGACCGCCGTTTTCATAAACTGTTGAAATAATAGACGGAACAGATAAATATGTTGGTTTGATTTCTGCAATCAATGGTGATGCAATACCAAACATATATTTACCTTTAGCTGTAGGATTTACATATGTATCATTATCAATAAGCTCATATGGCATTAATAAATCATATGTATTACTATCAGAACATTTTTCTTCTTTATAACCAAATGTAGAATTTGTAATAAAAATTGATTTATTTACAATATTATTTAATTGTTCATTATCACGCCAAATATCACTAATATTAGTTGAATTATATTCAACTATTGCAGCTAATGCACCATATCTATTTAAGAAATAATAATCGTCATATTCCGGTTCATTTGAATTTTTCGGGAATACTACATTATTATAATTTGTTAAATAAGAATTTACACTATTAAGGAATAATGAATGAAGATTACCAACTACGCAAGAACCAAATAAACTAGAAATATTCTTAATACTCTTTTTTGTAAAAGAATAATTTTCATTTTCTAAAATATTACGCTTATAAAAAAGTTCTGAACCTGTTTCATTACAAATATCTAATGCAGAAACATTACTAATAATATCTGTTAAATTACCATAACATTGCTTACCAGCAATACCGCCCATAAATCCAACAAAAGTACCAGATGTATAAAGCTTTGCATTAACTCTTACGCCGTTAATTATATTGTTATTTAAACCTAATAATGGAGAAACATAATATGCTGCTCTATTCTGTTGATTTAATTTAATAGATTTATTAAAATAATTAGCATTAGCAATGCCTTTCATTGATTGCGGAGTCATTGGGTCTTTATAATTAAAACCAAATAAACCAATATCTGAAATAGATGGTGATTTCAAAGAATTTAAATCATCATTCGTTTTTGTAATAATATTAGCATCATACCATAAAACATTACGTCTATTTGGTAATGCTGTAAAATACATAAAATAACCAGGAATTTTATAATCAGATGTATCTGGTCCTAAACCATTCCAATAATACCATTCACATGGACTTGTTACGCTTTCTACTATATCTTTTATTGTTAAATTATTAGCTGGTCTTGTGTTCCAATAAAGATAAAAAACGTCATCTTTTAAATTATAACCAGAATATGTAGCAAAAACGCCTTCGTTAAAATATCCAATATATGGAACAATATTACCTAATGAATCATAGCAATAAAAATCAGGATAATAAGGATAATTATCATTATCTACAGCATTTACATCTTCTGTCTTATTCCTTGTACTATATATACTTGGAATAAAGTCTTTGAAAATTATTTCACCATTAACGACAATATTTTCTATTTTACCATTATTTTTACCACATAATATACCGACACAAACATCAGTGCCTTCATAAACTAAATGGTCAATATTAATTGTTTTTTTACATTCAACAATGTTAACACCATCAATTATAATAGTTGAAATCCAACCATTATAACCAAGATAACCAATTAATCCATTGATATCATTATTACAAATTAAATCAATATTAAGAATTTTAAAACCATTACCGAAGAAAATACCATTAAATGGTTGTGCTGGATTCGTTCCAATTCCATAACCAATTTTTTTAAGTTTACTAAAATATTCATCAATATTTTCTTTACTCAATGGAACATCATTATTATTGACATCTTTTACCATTACATTTGTACCAATATTGTCACCTAAAACAATATTGATTGTATTATCAAAATTAGTTCCATTTACTTTATTGGCGCACCATAATAATTCTTCAGAAGTTTTAATAAAATAGAAACCACGTGGTGTCGGATCTGAATCACTTATTGGTCTATAAAATTTACCATCTTGTTTTAAAAACAATGATTCAAGATGTTCTTGACCTGGATTTTCTTCATTAAATGCTTTAATATTATTTAAAGTAACATAATATGGTTCAGATGGAACATCGGTCTCATACATAGACGTATATGTATAATATTGCGAACCCATATCAGTTCTATAAAAATGCTGATTAGTACCAATACCATCATCAAAAAATTGTAAATTTACAGCACTATCTGGACAGAACAAACGTAAATCGTGTGTATCTTTTAAATATTTTAATTTATCACCATAGTCATCAATAAATTTAGAATTAACAGGATATGCATACCAAGTACCAGATAAAGAAATATCTGATTCCATTAGTCTCTGTTTAAAACTATTAAAAACGAAAGATTCCATATATTACCATTTTCTTACATAATCAATCTGTTCAGGTTCTTCGGTTGTAACTAATGGTCGATTGATTACAAAAGTACATTTTAAATCATTTTCTTTATTTATATTATGCTGTTCATTTGTTTTAGTTGAATCAAGCATATTTGACGTATCTGTATATGAATAATTCGAAGCAGAATTTTTTGCAAAAATTTCTTTATCACTTCTTAACCAATCTGTCTGAATAGATTTATTATTTCCATCGCCAAAAAATTGTGCACATAAAGTATTAATCCAATTTGCTGCAGCTAATGGATCATCACCCATTAATCTATTAGATTCAGTTTCATTATCTCCCATTAATGATTCAGTATATTGTTTTCTAAAATAACCAATAGAATCATCTTTTACATAATAATAAGCATTTCCAGTAACACCAGTCCATTGTAAAAATACGCATAAACAAAGTTCACCAGTTGGCAATCTCCATAGTGGTGGAACACCAGTTGTGACACCATTTTTATTATCCATTTGCATAAATGGAAAATTATCTACATCATTAGATAAATGTGCATTTGTTGACCAACGATATGTCTGAAAACCATCACCATTATTAATTGTATATTTTACATTCTTTTGCAATTTAAATGCAACTGTTGTTTCTAATGATGACATTAATTTTGGGTCTTGGTTAAATATTATGTCAATCTGACTAATATGTTCAGCAATATGATTTGGTGTTTCTACTGCTTTACCATCTGCATCTTTTGCAATTCTTGTATTAATACTTCTATTACGAAAAATTACATTTTTATAATTTTTACCTTGTCTTTCTGTATCAGTTAAATAATCGCCATAAAGTAAATCTTTAATTATAGGATTTTGATAAAATCTTATTCCAGTAGTATCTACAGCATAATCAACAAAACACATGCTATTTCCATAAAATAATGGAATCCAACCGTTTTTACCATTCCAAACATTTAATATAAAAGTATTAATTCCTGAAAATTCCATACTTACTGTATAAGAACACCAATTTTTTAAATCTTCAACCCAAAACCAAACTATTTTTTGAGTATTACTATTAGTTTTTTTACCAATTTTATGATAGCCTTGTTCATTTTCACCTGCATAAGCCATTTCGTTATTAGACATAGCTTTATTGTAATATTCCATAGGTGTTATGAATTTTTCATTTACAAGTTTTTCATCAAGTGTTTCTTGTTCACTTGAACTTTCATCACTACTGCTGCTATCGCTTGATGGATCTACATCAGGAACAGTAATTTGCTCAACTTTTCTATAAGTTTCTAATGTAAGCGGGGTATTTTGAAGATCTATTTTATTTTTCACTGCCATAACATAAATATTTATAAATAGAAAAACGTTTATTCAAAAAGGTGAAAATATGAAAATAGCTGGAGCTGATCTTTCCATAACTAGTTCGGGTGTTGTCATTGAAGAAGTTGACGAAAATTTCAATATTACTAAATTAGAAAGACATGGATTTACAACTGTAAAGAAAAATGCTATATTACCTGGTATAGAATTTTATAGCTATAAAGATTATAATAATGTTTATCAACGTTATAGTTTTTTAGAAGATAGAATTCTTGACTGGTGTAAAGACTGTGATTATATTGCAGTTGAAGCATTTGCATTATCACGTGGTAAAAGCGGTAAAGTCTTTGATTTGGCTGAATTTGAAGGATATATTAAACAAATGCTGTTTAGAGATGGTAAAAAACTCAGATTTTATCCACCAAACCAAAATAAAAAGATTTTCTCTACTTATGGTAATGCTGATAAAATTAGAATGAGAGATACTCTTCTTGAAATGAATGAAAAGAAGAGTTATGGTAATATCTTATTAGATATTTCTGATTTACCACCAGTTAAAGATGGTAAAAAAGGTGCAGCACCAACTTCTGATATTATTGACGCATTTTCTTTGTGTGAATCTTTAAGATTAGAGTTAAAGCTTAAATTTGGTATTGAAAATCTAAATAACCAACCAAAATATATACAGGAGGTTTTTATAACCAAGACTGATGAACATCCGCTTGGATTAATAGCTTCTGATTTTATCTATAAATAATATAGGATAAAGATATGATTGATAAGATTTTTCTTGATATGGACGGTGTTATCGTTAATTTTCGTGGACAATGCGAAAAATATGAATGCATTAACGGTAACAAGGTCAAGTGGGAAGTGATTCACCAAGCAGGACCTGAATTTTGGGAAGAAATGGAGTGGCTTCCTGAAGGTAAAGAACTATATCAATGGATTTTAAAGCTTTGTGAACAAGAAAATATAGACTTGTTTATTTTAACAGCGGTTCATTTTACTGATGGTAAGATTGGTAAACTAAACTGGTTAAAGAATAATACAAAAATCGATAGACATCATATCATTATTACAAATACGGGTAACGAAAAAGCATATTATGCAGACCAAAATTCTGTATTAATTGATGATTATAGAAAAAATTGTGAAGCATTTGCTGGTGGAGGCGGTCAATTCGTTAAATATGAGACTCCTCGACAAACAAAAGACGATTTAGTTGCATTACTTGGTAAAAATTAATATTTTAAGGTTACTCAAATTGAGTAACCTTTTCTGTATTTTATATATCGCCTTATAAATAATGTATGGCAGTTCAAACATACGCTTCTGAATTTTCTAAGTTATTTAAAACTGGCAACTGTTCTGTTCAAGGTAAGGACTGGACAGCTCCTAGATATTTTGACAGTATGGAAAATGACTGTTATAAAGCAGAAGCGGCATTACTTTCTGAGCTTTCTTCTGAAGCATATAATATGTTTGGATTTGAAGTACAATATTATTTAAAAAATATTGATACTAAAAAAGACAGATTATATGGTGAAGACCCATTGGCAAATGTAGAACGTAGATTCTTATTAAAAATGTATACAGATTCTATTCCTACAATGCAGAGACAATACGAACTTCAGGGTATGATATATCCGGAAATTATAACATGTCAATGCACTGTTCAACATTTCTTTGAAGCATCTCAGCTTTCATATCCAGATATGAAGGATATTTACGAAGCTGAGGTTCCAAAGATTGGTGATATTGTTTATATCGAATATTCTGATACTTATTATGAAGTCGTTAATGTAAAGGAATTTGCTGAACAGACAACATTCTTGTCTACACCTATTACTTATACATTTAAATTACGTGTCTGGCACAACAATCATGAAAACGTTGATGAACTCAATGTTAATAGTGACCCAATGGATGAATTTAGAAAGTATGCAGAACTTGCAGAAACATTTAAACTTGATACTTCTACTTCTACAACCGACAAGACAAGTGAAGTTGCACCTGAATCTGATATGTTATCAACAAATACAGATGCAAAAACTGATACAGACATTAATAATGAACCTAAAGACAATGTTCCTACTAATGTTCAATATAAGTCTGAGGAAATAAAAGAAGATAATCCACAATATTATGATCCTTTTGAAGGTTGGTAATCTATGGGCTTAATTAATCTATTTAATGCAATGGCTTTGAGACCACATATTCCGTATAGATTTAAAGCGGAAATTTGGCCTAATTATCAAAATGCTTATGATAATAATGATAAGATATTCAGACCATTAGAATTTACCATAAAACGTATTAGTCAACCAGTATTTAAATTAGATACTGAAAATAAGTTAAACTTCGGTAATACTGTATTTGTTGTTCCAATTTTAAAATTTGGTGATACAACAATGGAAATTACCTTTGAAGAAACAGACGATATGCGTGTTTTTAAAACACTTTCTGGATTAATGGGTAATGAACTATTTAAAGGTGTAAACGGTGGTTTATTAAATATTCGTATTACTCAATTTGATGAGACAATGTTAACTATTTCCGATAAAAAGACTTATATTTGTCGTTTAAAAGAATATGGAACTCCGTCATTCAATAATAATGGTCATGGAAGTCCTATAGAAATTTCTGCAACATTTAAAGTAGTCTATGTTGTTGAAGAACCTACTGTTCTTGAAGAAATAAAAGACGGTTATAGAGTCATTATTCGTGAAAAACTTCCAGAAAATGAAAGAATTACTAATGAAGCTCAGGCAGTTGCTGATGAAGAAGATAGACAGAAGATGAGCAAGGGTGATTTCGATAAGAAGATGCGTGACCGTAAGATAATAGACGTATTGAAAGCTGAGCAAATCAAGACTTCTGCTGGTGTAGCTCAACAGGCTATGATTGCAATGGGTTATGATCCAACAAAAGAATCTCAAGTAAAAATGTTTGATGCGGAATTAAAAATGCGTAGCATTAATCTTGATGATGGCTTAAATAATGCAGAATTAAAAACGTTAACCCAGATGGTCAAGGATTATGTCGACCCTCAATATGCAACTGAAGATTTACTTTCTAATCTTAATGAAAATATAAATGCTTTAGAAAAATTAAATACTGAATACAATAATCTATTAAAAGAATCTAGTACTACACAAAAATCAAAAGATGTAGTTCTTCAATTTCCTAAGCAAAAAATGGCTGGTAAACAGCTTCAAGCTACAGGTGGTGTTGGTATGAATGCAGTAGATATAGAACATCTTAAAGCATATGCAAAAGCAGAATTTCTTGGAACTAATAATGCTGGTCGTGCTGAAGGTGCAAGTAATTTAGTATATATGAATCCAGATGATGGTGGAAAACAAAAGGGTAACTTTGGTATGGGTAATACGCAACGTTATCTTGAAGGTCTTGGATTAAAGGCTGAAAAATTCACTATGATTAATATAAAAACTGGTGAAAGTTATACTGGTACTATGGAAGATTTAACTAATGTTTTAAAAACACAAGGTAATGCAATTAGTGTTAAATCTGTATGGCGTCTTGATGAAAATTCAACAAATAGAATTGAAAATGCATCTATGACTAACATAGCATCAAAACTTGAAACAAATATAGATAAAGAAATCCTCAGTAATATGGATGCAACAACGATTGGTGGCGTTGCTCACCTTGAATATGGTGCAGGCGGTGCTTCTAAAAAACTTGGAACATATCTCGCTTCACATAAAGAAGAAGCTATTGCTGACTTACAAAAGAATAAAGGTCAGTTCTCTGAAGAATTTGTTAACCAGATGATGACAGATAAAACTATGAATAAAGTTCTTTATAAAGAATGGGATATTAAAGAAGGTAAAAATGCAGGTAAACGCAATGCTGTTGATCGTCGTGGTAGATTAACTGGAAAATATGGTCATACAATGACTACTGTTAAGAATTCTTAGAATTTTTATATTATCTGGGTTTACAAAAATTTACAATTAATCTATATTTGATTCCATAAATTCCAAGTCTTATTCCTCGGAGCGAAGACCAACTCAATGGAACTGTCGGTAGAGGGTAAGCCATTAAAGATGTAAGAACGACATCTTTCAGTAATATGATCTGGTATTAACAGATAATGGAAAGTTCATCGAAGTATTGCCTAATAAACAATACATTTAGCCGCCATTGGTTGAACAAGATGAAATCGGAGTACAGGATGACCGACCCGCAAGCTTGTTTGTAAATCCACTTAGTCGAAGACAGATGTCTTTTGCCTATTTTCCTAAATAGGCTTATTGTCTCTACAGATATTTGAACGTGTGAGTATAGATATATTTAATGTATATAAATATATAAAATGTTTAATTTAATAAAGGTGAAAATATGAAATCAGAAAAGTTAGATCTTAATAATATTAATCAAGGGAATGTTGGAGTTATTTCACAAGAAATAAATAATCAACCACCTAAAGGATCTGTAATGTTAGATAAGAATTTATTACCATCAAGAGGTAAATTCTATACAGATCCAATTTATGTAAAGAAATTAAATACATTAAATATTAAAAATCTTGCTACAATTAATGAAAATAATATTAATAATGTAATTAATAACGTTCTTGCCTCTTGTATTTGGGGTATTGATACAAATAAAATTCTTGTAGGTGACAAGATTTGGTTAATTTATTATCTTCGTGCTTTTACATACGATGATATTCCATTTATTCTTCGTGGAACTTGCAATAATTGTGGTAACATTAAAAATTATAAGTTCTTCCTTAAGAATCTTGATGTTACTTATCTTGATAAGGACGTTCCAGAATATATCGAATTACCAAATGAAGATAAAATTACAATCACGTATCCGACAATTAGTACAGAAGGTGCAATTAATCGTTTAAAGAATGACCAAAATATCATTCTTGAAATTAATCCAGAACTTTTGGAACTTTCTAGCTATATTTACAAAGTCAATGATACTAAGCTATCGTTATATAAGGCATATGAATATATCTGTGACCTTGATGCAAAGAGCTTCAGTCATTTTACAAATGAAATGAGTGAATTACTTTTCAGTGCAAAACCGATTGCAAAGTTCAAGTGCGAATCTTGTGGTGAAGAAATTATCTTGCCAATGCCATTTGTTCCATCGTTCTTCTTACCGAAAATCAAGTAATTTTAAATAAAAATACAGAAAAGGAGTAATTTTATACTCCTTTTTTACTTATAAATAATTATATGATTAATTTTAAGCAATATTTAGTAGAAGAAGAGAATAAAGCGACTGATGAATTATCAAAATCTACAGTCGTTCGTAAAGCTGCTAAAGAAATGACTCTTGAAGACGTTATTAAAGATGCAAATCCGATTATTTGGACTGCACGTGAAATTGGTAACAATAAATATCTAATTTACAATAAGAAATATATCAATATTACAGAATTGAAAAAGCAGATTGATATTCTTTATAATAATAAAGGTTATAAAGATTATGGTTTTTCTAAACTTTCTGAATCTGAACTTATTAGATATACAATGGTTAAAAATATATTGATGACATTCTTTAGGTCTGTTTCTGATGATGAAATTGATCCAGAAAGCGTTGCGAATAAGTTATTCATAAGCGAATTAAAAGAATTTGATTGGAAACCAGAGGAATATTAAATGTTTCAAACAAATAAATTATTAGAAGTGAAGCTACTGGTAGATCCAAATGTTATTAAAGAAACATTGTCCAGAATGGGAATTGTTGATAAGAAAAATAAAATAATTTATCAATCTTGTCATTTATTAAAGCAATTTGATACTTATTATTTAGTTCATTTTAAACAATTATTTACATTAACAACTGGCAAAAACGGCTATCATGGTTTTGGTAACGTATCATTAGAAGATTTAGAAAGACGTAATTCTATTGCATTATGGCTAATAAAATGGCATATGATTTCTATCAACGATATGAATGAAATTGTGCCGCACAGAACAAAATTTGATATTGTTTCTCATAATGATGCAATTAATTATAAAAAAGTCAGAAAATTCAATATTAATAATATTTCTGAATAATTCTTATAAATAATATAAAGTAATTAAATTAGGAGAATTTAAAATGGAATTAAACGAAGCAAAGAAAATTTTAGGTTCTGTAGGTTACTCAGTTAATACTAAATCTAAAGATGATTTTAAGAAAACCGTCAAGGATTTAATGGAATCTATGGAATCTCGTAATGCAACAAGAACAAAGGCATATCAGATTCTTTCTGAAATGGCACGTTTTAATGGTCGTTATACTGGTTCTTTTAGCGGTCTTGAAAATGCCGGTACAGTCAATTTAACAGTTAGAGGTGCAAGCAAGGAATTTGGCGTTGCTGAAGCACTTTCTAAGGTTGAAAATGACTTCAAGAGTGCTAATAGTAAGGGTATGTCTCAAAAGACCGCAGAAACGCTTTTGGCTAACTTTGATGCAGCTCTTGCAGCATTCCCAGAATCTGGTAATCAGGAATATTTAAGCGAATTGCAGAAAGAACGTGCATATATCAACCAATGTGTTGAAGAAGGTGATGGTATTCCACAAGGTCGTTGGACTGATGAAGGACAAGCAAGAACAACTCATTCTCGCGATGATGGTGCTCTTACGCCATCAGATATTATTAGACGTATTAGTTCTTCTATTTCTTCTTTCAGACGCGGTGGTAACAATGCAGATGAAATTAGAGCACGTATTGATGCATTAGCCGCACGTGAAGCAGAACTTACTGCAGAAGAAAAAGAAAAAGTCAACGGTTTATATGTCAAGCTTGATATTGCAACTGGTGATAATGCTAATAATCAGCTTACATCTGGTAGAATTGCAGTATTTAAGCCAAATGAAGGTGTTTCGCCATTACGTATCAGAACAAGACTTAATAGTAATGAAGTTGATTATACTGAAAATGAAGACGGAACATTTACAATTAGAAATGTCGGTAGAAAGAAAAACGTTGACGTTGCAAAGAGAGTTCTCGCTGACTTTGGTGAATTCGTTAACCCAGCAGCACAAGCTCCAGAAGCACCAGCTGATGAAAATCGTTGCTTAAAGTTTGCAAATGCAAATGATGTTCAAGTTGTTATCGAAGACATTTTACCAAGCTTTGATGTTTCTTCTGAAGTCAATGGACCATATATTCTTATTACTGCTCCAGCTAATAAGTTGGATGCAATTCAGAGTACATTAGATAATAATGGTGCTGAATATGAAGTTGTTGACGAAGGAGAATTCCTCAATGATGAAGCACCAGCCGAAGTTGCTGAATCAAGACGTGCAAATCGCTTAGGTGGCAGAATTCTTAAAGAAACAGTTGAAACTGAAGAATCTTATGACAGTTTCCTCGATGTTGCTGCAAGATTAACTGATTACGGTTCTATCTAATAGTTTTTAGGAGAAAATAAAAATATGTGAACTTTTGTTCACATATTTTTTTATATTAAAAAGCTTGGAATTAACCAAGCTTTTATTTTTAAATATCTAACTCTGTAACAAGTTCCATAAGTTTAGTCATTTGCTCATCAGTTAAGAATCGCTCACTATACATGAGATGGTCATATTTGTCCGATAAGACGCTTCTGGAAACTGGATTTGTTCCATTAAGGGTATTTGTAGCCATTTCAATAAACTCGTTATATTCAGTCGTTAAATCGCGTTGTTTTGGCTTATTCTTTGCTGCTAATGCTGCACGTTCTCTAGGACTTAATGCTGCAATCTTCATATCTTCCATACGTTTTTGAATATATGCAACAACTTTATTACGTGTTTTTGTAACAGATGCATCTGGATCACTTGGATCAGTTCTAAATTCCTGATTATTACCGAAACCACCAAGACTGTCCATTACTCTGAAATTCATACCGCCATTGAAAACATCAAACCAACCACCCTTGAATGTAATACGGAATTTGGTATAATATTGCTGATTACCCATAACAGGTAACTGTTCAATAGAAGTAATACCTGGAATTGCACTAAGTGTATCTTTAAGAATTTCAGTTCTAGACTTGAACGGACCACGTGCACGAATTGTTGCTTTAAGTGCTTCAGCTTCTCTCTTAGCTCTTGTTGCTTTATTAGAACCAGAAGAGTGTGTAGACTGATAACCACTAACTTTATTAATTAATTGGTCTTTACCAAGCAAAGCAATAATCTTTCCAGATAAAGTTTTAATTTTATCAAATTTTTTCTTTACCGTAGCAGATTTGAAATCCATTTCAAATGGCCATTCAATAGTTTCAGTAAATTCAAATTCTTCAAGATTATCAGCTAAATTACCGAGAGATTTGAATGAAACAACAGTTCCTGTTTCAGTATGACTAGTAGTATAATCTTTTGCTGGAATATTGTCAATATTTAAATTTTCAGGCATTCCATTAGGAGTATATGTTAAAACGATATGCTGTTTTTCATCAATATACGGAAGTTTAAATCCAATATCAACTGTAATAGGTGGAAAATCAATAATATTTAAATTATCGTCTACTGTTACCTTTGCGTCAAGTTCAACATCGCAATCTTTCAATTTGTCTTCAAATGAAATAATTGCTTCATCAACTTCTATTAAATATGTAGGATTTGAACTTTCTTCTGTAACAGATTCAGTTAACATTGAAGAACTTAAATATCCTCTAAAAGATTCATTTTTACATTTTTCTTCGCCCATTTGCTTTACAACTTGATAAATTGTATCAAGCTTATTTGCATAGGCAATATTGTCTTCATCATATGCCTTGCTAATTTCTGCAGCACATTCTGTAAGCCATGACTTGATTTCTTCACAGCTCATTTTTGCAGGAGTTACATCTAAATTTAACATATTTTAAATCCTTTTAATTGTTTTATAATATTTATAGTTTTACTTGTTATAAATATATAAAATATTCTGTTTATTTTATCGAGATTATTATGCTTATTAAGATTGGTGACACCTTTAAAAAATTTGATGGATTTCAGAAAAAAACTGCTGAATCAATACATATTATATTTGATAATTCTGAAATTACTTGTTCATTAGACCATAGATTTAAGAGTCCTGAAAATCAGGATGTATATGCAAAAGATCTTAAACGTGGTTCTACAGTCAAAAACAATACATTTGGGATAAGTAGAGTACTTCAAATAGAAGAAGTAGGAGTCAAGACTGTTTATACTCCACTTAATATCGACGGTGCATTATATGAAACAACGAATGGAATTATTCATCATAACTGTTCATTCATTGGTTCTTCTAACACTTTGATTAGCGGTAACGTTCTTGAAAAACTTGTTGAAATGGAACCTGTAGAAGTTCAATTTGAAGATTTGTCATTTTCAATTTATAAAAGACCAGAAGCAGGACATTTCTATTTGATGGGATGTGACCCTTGTGCAGGTGTTGGTGGTGACTATGCTTGCATTCAGGTTATTGAAATTAAAGACAAATATCACATGGAACAAGTTGCTACTTATCGTTCCAATACGGTAAAACCTGGTGAATTTGCTAGAATTATCGATAAAGTTTCAAAAATGTATAACGATGCTTCGTTCATTATCGAAAATAATGACCCAGGTAAACAAGTTGTAGAAGAAATTTGGTATACTCTTGAAAATCCAAATCTTTTAAATACTGAAAAAGCAGGTAAAGGATTAGGAACTAAATCTGATAAGCGTTCTAAGCTTGACGCATGTCTTGAATTACAGAGAGTTATTGATGCTGAAATTCTTACAATTCATGATGGTGTTACAATTTCAGAACTTTCAAGATTTGAAGAACAATCACCAAACGTCTTTAAAGCGGCAAAAGGAAATCACGACGATACTGTTTCAGCTTTGTATTGGGCAGTTTACGCAACATTGCAACCAGAAATTGATATGGACAATATCAAGATTAAAGAAGAGACAAAAGAAATAAGTAATATGACAGTCGATATGATGGCTGATGCAATGGAATATAACGATGATTTCTGGAGTGACTTTAAATAATGGAATTCTCATCAATTTATAGTTTAATATATCCAAAATTAAAAACATTAAGTAGTACATCGCCACCAGGAACATTTTATAATATTCTTGCAAATGCACTAAATGAATGGTTTGATAGAAGGTTAATTATTCAATATGGTTCTGTTGCTGGAGTAGTTACTTATCCTCAGCTTTTGGGTGTTAGTACACCATTTTATTATAATGGTTTAAAACCTATAGCAGAATCTCTTAATATAAACCCTACTGATTTAAAAGCATTTTCTACATTTCAGGAAAAAATATTTCCGATGATTTTTAATTACATTGGAATAAAAATTACACAGGCAACAATTAATTGGTCAACTACATCTGCATTATGGCCAAAATTTTTAGGAATATCTGCTGGCGCATATGTAAATCCTATTATGATTACGGGTACTATTCCTAGTGGAGTTCCTACTCCGCATTTTTATGTTTTTGGTGAAAAATTCATTAATAGAATAAAAACAGAACCACCAGAAAGTCCAGATACATTTAAGGCATTTTGGACTGAATTTGAAAATTTTTTAAAGAAAGCAATAACTACATCGCCTCCAATGACTGGTGTCGCAGTAGGAACTACTCCTGGCGGCGGTATATTTAATGGAACTGCAACTGTAAAATTATTAGCGGATCCTGGAGATAATAACGATGAAAACAACAAATAATATAATGCATAATTATGATATGTTCAACTTCTGGCAAATCGATTTAAATGAATTGCCATCAAAAGGTGTTTTATATTCGAAGAATGCAAAGATAAAAGCACGTTCAATGACTGTTCTTGAAGTAAAATATCTTGCTTCTTTAAGAGAAGAAAATGCAACAGATATTTGTAATGAACTTATCGAAAAATGCACTATTCTTGAAAATTTAAAATATGAAGAATTGGTTTTAGCTGATAGAGAATTTATTATTTTCTGGATTAGATTGAATAGTTTTATTAACGGTAATGGTTTTACTGTAATCATTCCATCATGTTCTGGTTGTAAGTCAAGAATAGAACATATTATTAAATTAGTCGACTTAGAATTTGTATATCTAGATCATCCTTTTGTTAATAAAGTATTTCTACCAGATTTAGGTATTACATTACCTATCAAAATGCCTAGATATAATGATTCAATTTATGAAATCAATGATGATATTGATGAACTATGTTTATACATTGATACCGCTAATACAATGGAAGAAAAATACTCTTTTATTAGTAATTTAACAGCTAATGACTTTATAATTTTAAAAGCACATATAGCAGACAATTATTGTGGTGTTAAAAAAGATTTTACAATTTCTTGTCCAAAATGTGGTAAAACACATAATGTAAAAATTGAAATCAGTGATAAGAATTTATTTAGTAAAGTTGACTTATTACAGATTCTTGAAACTATCACAAGGATTGCAAAGTATTCAAATTTACAGATAACAAATGAATGGGCTTGGGTTGAAGTAGAAGCAGAACAACAAATTATCAATAAGATGATTGAAGAAGAAAATGAGGCAAATAATAAAGAAATTGCAAAAGCAAAGTCTCAAATGCCGAATATTCCTCATGCTACGAAGCCATCAATGCCTAGCATGCCGCACTTATAAAAAATTCAGAAAAAACTTTTGTAAATTTTTATTTACAAAAAAATTCTATATTTATATTATAGATACAGAATTAATATAGGTATAATATGAAACAAGAAAAAGGTGAAGGTTACATATCAAATAAATATTTACGCGAATTGGTCGTTAAGTTTAATAAGATGAATATCAATGATACAGGTGAATGGTGCGACGCATACGAACGTAAACTTGAAAACAAGAATAATAAAAAGAGTATTACAGAAGACAAGTATGAAGTCTCTAAAGATTTTATTCAGCGCAAGCGTGAAGAAATCAAGGCTTTGCACGAACGTTATAATACAATGACTCCTGAAGAAAGACATAAGTTTAATATGGAATTCGAACAGGTCAAGAAAGATATTTGTGATGCATTCATCAAGGTTATCAATGGTCGTATTATTTCGTTTAAACTCGTTCAATCTCCTGCGTATGAAGAAATCGATGATATTCGTCAAGAAGCACTAATGACTTTATTTACCTATATTAACAGATATGACGAAACTCGAAATTCTAGTGCATTCGCATTCGTTACTCAGCTTATTACTAACGCTTTGAATTTATATCTTTCTGAAATGAATGAAAGAAATGAAAAGGAAATCGCTGGTTTGGATTTCTATGAAAATCTTAATACTATCGATGACCCTTATGGAGATGATAACTAAAGGAATTTATGTTAAACGCACATACCGAAAATATTGATGGTAAAAACATGGCAATAATCTATTGCCGTGATACATCTGGTTGTTCGCATGTAAGACTTCGTTACAATGCAGAATATATCAATGGTCACGAATTAGGTGTTATTCCTGTTTTATTACCATATTATACATTTGAACCGCAAGCTTTGGCACATGCAAAGACTATTATCTTTCAAAGACCAGTCAATAAAGTCGATATTGATTTGCTTACAAGATATAAGGAATTGCAGCCTAAATTCGGTTATAAGCTTGTTGGTGAATTTGATGATTTGATTTTCCCAACCGGTGATGCTGATCCTGCAAATGACTCTGTTCCGCCATATAATCCATCATATGAAAGTACTCACAAAGCACAAAATGATATGATGGAATGTATGAAGAAGACATTACCGTTATTGGATTTAATCGTTGTTTCTACTGATTATCTCAAAAAAGTAGTTGAACGCGTCTTTAATGTCAATAATGTAATGGTTATCAAGAATGTTGTTCCGAGATATTTGTGGAATTTTGAGCGTAAGAAAAATCTTACAGAAGATTTGGTAAAACCAAGAGTTATCTATTCTGGTAGTCCAACTCATTACAAGCAACCAATTCCTAAGTTGCAACCAGGTCAACATCCGAATTTCCCTCAAGGCCATCCAGGTCAGCCAGGTGATAGAGGTGACTGGAACACTGGTCTTTGTGATTGGGTAATTAAGAATGTCAAGGAAAATAAGATTGATTTCTATGTAATGGGTGCATTGCCATATTTCTGGGAAGAAATTAAGGACAGAATTCAGTTCATTCCATGGGCAGATTCTCACACATTCCCAAGAAAATTTATGGAAGTTCATGCAGATTTTAGTATTGCTTCTATCGTAAACAATCCATTTAACCGTGCAAAGTCTTCATTAAGATTCACAGAAGCTTGCGCATGTGGATGTGTATTTATGGGTAATATTTTTACAGAAAATGATGACAGTCCATATAGAGAAATTCATAAAGAATGTAAATTTACAGATAAGTCAACTGTTCAAGAAATTGACGATATATTCTGGAAACTCTGTAAAAAAGATAAATATAATGAAATTTTGAACTGGCAATATGACTTTATCAATAGTTCTGGTTGCTGGCTTGAATCATCACAACATATAAATCAAATGCTGTTGATGTTCGATTCAAAAGAACAAGATATTATCTAAATAAGACGGAGTTGAAAAACTCCGTTTTTATTAAAAATACAAATTTTATTTTTAGTAAATTTTAAGTAACATTTTTTAGCTATATTTGAAATACGTTAAATCTTTTAAACAAAGGAAAATGAAAATGAGAGTTATTCTTTCAAATGGTAGACAATTTATTGTCAAGGTTAGATATACAACAGAATATAAGCACACGTGCACTAAGGATGAATTTTTGCGTGATGTTTATACTGAATGGGAAGAACATAATACTGCTTTGACCATTACAGAATGGTTCAAGGAACCAAATATGTCCAAGGTTACAGTTTCTGGTTTTGCACATTGTAATTATCAGGACAAGTTCAATAAGTCAGTTGGTAAGAGTTTAGCATATTTCCGTGCACTTGACCAGCTTGAAAATCTTAAGATTGTTGATGAATTTGAAGCCGAAGAACTTGCAAGTTTTAAGCTTGATCATCCAGTTTATCAATGCAAGAAGATTGAAAAGTCAGTAAAGGCAGGTAACTAATGAATACAGCAAGATTTGATAGTTCATTGACTAACTTCAAGCTTGTTAAGAAAGGTGAAGACATGTTTTGGATTCTTCAGATGAAAGTCGTTGAAGATACAAGCATTCGTTCTTTCCCACGTCAGTTCCAAGGCGATATTGATTTTAACGGTGCATTTGACCAGTCCGCTGTTCAAGACGCATGGGATAAGCTCAATATTCCACTTGATGCATATACATTAGAATATAAGGTAACTTTTAGTGATCTTGTATTTCCAGCAAAATTAATTGGTATTTCTGCTACACGTAAGGAATCTCAAGATGGTATATGGTCAACTGAGTATATTCTTAGTTTTGTTTGCGATCCTGAAAAGGATATGATTAAGAATATTGCTTGGTATGTCAAGCATAAGGAACAAGACCCTGAAACTGGTAAGAAAGTATTAATGACTTACAATACAGTTCTTGAAGATTTGGAACAAAATCTAATTACAGAACCTGAAGCTTAATATTTAAAATATACCACCTAATAAGTGGTATATTTTTTCTGTATAAATAAGACGTATGTTTGATTCTCAAAAATTAAGTTTTGAAAAATTTTTATTATCTTATAGACATGGCATTTATATTTTTACAGATGATGCATGCCATATTTGTCAGGATTATAAACAATCAATAGAATATATTAATAATAGATTTCTTTATTTTGTTGAAGTTTCATTAGATTCTGAACGTAAAATTTTAGAAGACATGCTAGAAAGAAGTGTCTTTCCATTGACTGCATGTTTTAAAGATAATAAATTAAAATATGTAAAACCTGGTCAATTATTTGACACTCAATTAGAACCAATATTTGAAGATTTAAAAGAATTTGGTGATAATCCTCTTTCTGAAGCAGAAATTGCAGAAAGAATCCAAAAAGAGAAAACCAAGTGTCAATTAACTTACTATATTTTTGCACCGACGATCTCTAATGAAGATAAAGAAAAAGTCATGTCCAAAGCTATAGAATTTAATGAATTGCCATTAGATATTGATAGTGTAGGAACTTTGCTTTCATTAGAACAACGTGAACATATGTTAGAAAATCAAATGTCTTATTCAAAATTAGTTATAATTAAAGACAATAAAACTAATATATTTAGTAGATTGGCACAAAAAATTTTAATTGATTACGCTGCAATAAAAGGACCAGAAACTAAATTTGAAGTTAGACTTTTAAGTGATATTTTAAAGGAAAAGTAGATGATTGAAATCGTCCCAGTTACAGAACGTAAACCTGAAAATGTAGATACAAATAGAGTTTTTTACATCGATAATACGCAAGGTGATTCAATGGCTAAGAAATACAATTATGCTATTGAAAATATTGTCTTAAAAAATAATGATCCAATTATTTGTTTTAGACATAATGATTGCACGATTAAAACATCAATCGATGTTTGCGATTATAAATTAACTAAATTATTTGAAGAAAAAGATGTTGGTCTTGCTGGTGTAATTGGAACTATTGCACTTGATACAAATTGTACTTGGTGGAATGGAGTTCCTAGAGCTGGTGGTAGATGGACCTATGGTTCTGGTTATATTATTCAAGGTGGTGTCGGACAGGATGGAAAACCGATTGAATATCCGATGAATGACCATCCGGGTGTTCATGATTATCTTGCAACAGTTGACGGGTGTTGTATGTTTTTCCCAAGATGGGTATTTGAAGAAGGTTTACGATTTGATGAAAATCTTAAAGGCTTTCATTTTTATGATACCGACATTTCTTTACAAGTTCTTGAACGTGGCCTTAAGGTTTCAACAATCGATATTACGGTTAAACATTCAAGTGAAGGAAAACCGCCAAAGGAATTTGAAGAACTTAAAAAACACTTCTTTGAAAAATGGAATAAGAAAGTTAATGGTATTTGGCCTATTTCACGTTTAAGCAAATTCAACAAGGAATAATATGAATAAGATTGTTAAGAGTTTTACAGAAGATCCTTCTTTTGTCATGTTAAAAGACGCAGGAAATTACTATATTTTTAAAGATAATAAAACGTTTATTGAAGTAAAATTATCAGTAATTAATGACGATAAAGTTACTATAGAATTTAAGGACCATTTTGAATGACTGAAAAGAAGAAAAATCCAATCTTTGAAATATTAAGTTCAATCTGCACAAAAAAGTATGATTGGACTAATCTGCCAGATGAATATAAATCAGCATATAATCAGTTCATATTAAATAGATTTTTATCAAGTTATGAATATTTGTTACCATTAATTAATGAATTGACTATTCAAAAATTAACAAATCAACAGCATTATACTGTTTTATATACTTGGGTTAAGAAAACTAAACATTATTTTAACTATGAAGCATATAAAACAGAAACAGTTGACCAAGATTTGATTATTGCATTAAAGAAAGAATACAATATTGGTACCAAAGAAGCTAAACGATATAATGAATTATTAAATGACGCTCAAAGAAATATTTTAAAAACAAAATGGGCAGATTATATAAAATTTGTGTATAATAAAAAGCAGTGATTTTTCACTGCTTTTCTTTTTATTTGTAATTAAATTAGCTCAAAGAATTATAGAAAACCATGATAGCTGCTGCAAGTTCGAGAACACCATAATCTCGGCTTGTATAGTTCTTAATATACTTATTAAATGCCTTTGGAGAACATTTAGAACTATCATTAACAATAGATTCTGGTCTATCTATAGAACCATCTTTTGCTTCAACAGTTTTAAGAATTTGCTCACATGCACCATGAATAGTCTTTTCCCAAGATTGAATCTGGTCCATAGCATCATTCATTCGCTTTGTCTGGTCCATATTATCTTCAAAACCGTCTTTAATTGTTGTAATCAAAGAAGAAGCAATATCAACCTGCGGTTTGATAGCATCACGAATTTCTTGACGAGAATTCTTTTCTTTAGGCTCATCATCATAGCTATCCAAATCAATGTCTTCTACAATAACTTTGTAGTCATTGTTAATTCCAGCTATATGTTCTACTAGTTTTTCGTAATCTTCTTGTATCATTTTAATTTCCTCTTATATATTTATAAATTTCATTCATTAATACATCAGGTGAAACTTCTGGAATATAGTTCTCATCAGTAGCTCTAATATTTTTTGATTTTGTATCGTTATCAAGACTACCAAATACATTACAGATAGCATGAACAACACCATAAAATAGAAGCATATTTCTATCTGGACTTTGTTTATTACCTTTATTAGTATGTATATAATTAATTTGTTCTGCACATTTTGCAATATTTTTACTTTTTAATGCATTAATAATAGTTTTATCACCAATTAATTGCTTAATCATACCATAAATTGTATTACCTTCAACATATTTGATTCCAACTATTGACGCAAATTTTTCTTCTACTTTATTAAATTCACTAGAATCACTTAATTTATAGATATTATTTCTATAATCGGTAGGTAACATTATGTTAAAGTTAAATGATGATAATTTTTCACTAACTTTTTTAAGAACTACATTAATACTACATTCTGCAGATGCTGCTTCATTCAATGACGGATTTTCAGCAAAAGGTATATAAGAAGAATTCTGTGTTTCAGCATTCTGTTCTTTAGCTAAATCTTCAGTTCTTTGATTATCAATCTGTTCTTGTAATTGTGCAATACAATATTTTGCCATTGAAATAATATGCCACATTCTTGCAAGAACATTAGAACGTTCTATAATCTCACTTTGCTGTTTAATCCAATTTTCTGCACTCTTAGAATTTTTATAAATTTCTTTAATATATTGAAGAATCTTAGAACCTTCAGCATTAAAGTTCTGAACGAATGAATTATATTCATTTAACCAGCTATCATCTTTTGCATTCTTGACAAGTTCATTCAACTTACCAATGATATTTTTCATAAGAGAACTATCTTCGTCGACAAGACCAATTAAGGTTTTCTGTTGGTCTTCTAAGACTTCTAACTTATTTCTATCATCTTTGCTTTCACCTGGTTTATCTGCTTCTTCTTTCTTTTTTTCCTGATTATTCTGTTGAGAACCTAATTTAACGGTTTCAATACAACCTGGAATATTCTTAGGGTCATCAATCTTGTTACATGCAACAATACCGTCGACAATAGGATCAACAGTCTTTAAACTATTTAAAGTCTTCTGTAAATTCTCAAGAACTACACAAATTTTCTTGAATGCTTCCTTAGTTGATTTTGATTTTGCAAGTTCCTTAAAAGCTTCCAAATCAAAACGAACATTATCTTTACCTTCACTGAATATACGGTAAATTGCTTTCAAACCTTGTGCCTGACCTTGTTTTGTCCAGTCAAGATTTCCTTTATTTTTGCTCTTAACTTCAACGTCATTATTCTGGTTATTATTCTGCTGTTCTGGTTTTGGTTCTTCTTTCTTCTTAGCTTCTGCAGGTTTATTTGAATCTTCACCATTATCTTCATCAGGGTCAACAGTTTCGCCTTCATCTTCGAATAATTTATATTCTGTAAGAATTTTATCCAAACGTGAACTTAAAGAAACCTTTTCATTAGTTTTCTGTTGAGAATTATCTTCTTCATCTGAATTATCTTTTTTATCAGTATTATTATTGAAAAGTTCTTGATACTGTTCTTGTGCTGCATCAGGATTAAAAAGAATTGAAATTGTATTATAAGCTTCTTTAATATGAGGTTGTAAACCTAATACGTCCTTATAATCATCAAGAATTGCAATATAATTAGAAAGCTTAATAACAGTTTTGTCATTCTTTTTTGCTTTTTCTAATTCTTCTTTTTTCTTCTTTAATTCATCTTGTGCATTAGAAACCATTTTCTGATTTCTGTTTTCTTTTTCTTCTTCAGTTAAAATATTTTTAACAGAAACTACAGTGGTAGATTCTTTCTGTTGTTGCTGTCCTTCTGCTTGTTTAGAAAGACCAGCGATTTCAGATTCAAGTTTCTTAATGTATTCTTCGTGTTTCTTATCTTGTTCTTCTTTCCACTTTTCGTAATCAGCTTTTTCTTTAACAGCATGTGCGATAGCATCTTTTAACTGGTCAATACGAACTTGAATAATAGTTTCACTATCAGAATTTTCAGTATTGAATGTCTTTGTTTCCCAATTAAGCTGACCAATCTTACCATTTGCAAGAATTTTGTAAAGATTTGCTAATGCACACAAAACACCAGAAATACTAACTTCCATTGCTCTTGCATGTTCATTTTCACTAGCATACTTCTTAATTAACTTATCAAAATCTTCTGGCTTTGTTGCACCTAATGCACGCTTAATTTGACGCATACCTACACTAAGGTCATCACAAAGTTTCTGATAAATCTTACCACCATGTTCGAGAGCATCAAAAATTGTAAGAATAAGCTTAGGACCACAGTTGAAAATATCCCAACCATTTACACCTTCACATCCAGGTGTTCCTTTCTTAATTGCTTGAACAATATTATTCAAATATTCATTATTTCTAATAAATGCATTTGGACCGCCTGCACCCCAAGCCTTACCGTTTCTATGTTCTATTTCTTTAGTAATTGGGTTTTCAATACCTTTCTTCATTAACTCAGGATCACGTTCCTTATCTTGATAGTCTTTAACACCTTCATCAAAAGCAGAACGTAATTTTTCATACCAAATTTTATACTGTTTTGGATATTTTTGCGCAACTGCTTTAGCCTGCTTTAATGCAGTTCCTGCAAGTTTGCTAAATTCATCAATAGTTTTTGGGCATTCAACTGAGTTATTTTCTGTTGTTTCTGCTTCGAATAACTTATTATTAATTATATAGCTCATGCCAGTATAATAAGATTCTTCAACTTCAATACCTTCAATATCTTTAGTACCAGCTTTATGGATAGACAAAATAACGTTTTTTGCAGCGTCAATTTTTAACTTAGATTCCAAATCTTTAAACTGAGACAAGAAACTATCATCTTCACCGTTTGCAAGTGGTGCAGCACCAAAACAGCCTTGCATAATTAATTTGAATTTATCTGCTCCAATCTTAGTATCTGCATCAGCCATTCTACTAACACATTTACCTGCATAGAAAACCATTGCCTGACCAAATGTCTTATATTCATCAATACCTGGAACACGATTATCGCCTCTTAAGTTACCAGTTGTGGTTAATCTTGCACCTGGATTTTCAACTTTAGGAATGAAATATGATCTAATATACTGTTGTTGGTTAGAATTTTTAACAAGGTTGATAACTTCTTCAATTTCTTGTTTCCAACCAGTACGGTCTTTAATTTTATCAATTATGCGTGCGAAATCTTCAGAAGGCTGGTTAGAACCAACATCTGCTGTATAACTAATAGATTTACCACCTGCACCATTTCTACTTCCGTCGCCGCCATATGTAAAAGCTTTATCTGGCTGTTGACCTGGACGATGAATTTTATTCAAAAATATAGCACGAGCTTTCTTACTATCATGGAAATGTTCAAGATCTGCCAAGACTTTTTCAATAGTAATTACGTTCTTTTGACTTGGCATGTCATCTTTCTTCTTTTCTTCAGGCTTATCACTTTCATATAATTCTAAGAATCTCATTTATTTAACTCCAATAACAGGTGTGTAATTGTCATAAAAATATCTATATTTGGAATGTGTACCAAATCCATTAAACATATCTGACGCAGCGTCAAGGATAAGTTCTTTACATTGCAGAAAAACATGTGGAATATAAAGATGTTCTTTTTGTTTATCTTCTGGTAAACTCTTTACATATTCTTCTAAATCTTCTCTATAAGTTCCACCATATTTTTTAGTAATTTCATCTAACTCATCGTCGGTGAAATCATCTTCGTCTAACCAACCAATAAACGTATTTACTTTATATAATCCATAAATTCGTTTACATCTGATACCGTCATATGACAATTCTTCACGAAGTTCATCATTAATATCTCCGCAATAATCTCTTTTCATTGGATATGTGGTCTTAAAATTTCTTATTTTATTACCAATATACAATGCAAGCTGCTTGTTGTCTTCACTATTAACGATAATATTATTCATGTATTATTTATAGTTTTAAAAGTGCTTTAATATATGAATATATAAAAAAATAACCAGAATTACTCTGGTTATTTTATAAATTTTGTTTTTGAATTATTCTTCGTCGTCGTCGTCTTCTTCAGCTTCGTCGTCAAGAGAGACATATTCGCTATCATCATAGCCTAAGCCGTCAACATCATCGAGACTATCATCCATTGTGCTGATTTCTTCGCCTTCTGTTTCGCCTTCTTCAGGTGTTTCGCCAGCAAGAAGTGCAGAAATATCATCATCTTCTGTAGCTTCTTCATCACCTTCTTCGTCATTGGCAATGTCTTCAGTATCGTCGATAGAATTCAAGATATTCAAACGAGCACCGCAACATGGGCAAACTGGATTAGAAAGGTCAAGATCGAATGTTTCGTCTTCATCTGGTTCTTGCTTGTTGTCTGCAATATCATCGAGTTTGTCTTCGATTGCATCAAGACGACCAGCAATGTCAGTCGGATCAAGTTCAGTGTCATTTTCGACATCTTCATTATCATCGACATCTAAATCATCAGCATCAACCAAATCATCAGTTTCATCAGAATCATCATCTAAATCAAGATTTTCTTCATCAGAATCTTCATCAGAATCTCCATCTTCGGAAGTTTCATCTTCAAGTTCCTGATTTTCATCTTCTTCAGCTTCAGTCATATAATTCATAGGGTCATATGACTCATCAAGCAACCAACCTGCGGTTTTAAATGTGTCAAATCTATTTCTCATGGTAAAATTCCTTTAGTTATTTTATATTATTTATAATTAAAATTTGAATTTTTTAGCGTTCTCCTGTATATCCATAGCATTTTAGCATTTGGAACAGTTCATTTTCAACATAAAATGGAGAAACTTCGATACCTTGATGTTTTACCATATTAGAAATCGCGTTGGCCTTCATTTTAACTATCTTTTTCAATTCTTTATTAACGTATAAAAATCTTTCGCCATATTCACCGATGATATTTCCCATCGCATCGGTTTCTGGTTCATTCGTCTCGAGCTCGTCTTCGTAGATTGCTCTTGCTTCTTCTTCAATAATACCTAAAAGATAATCAGCAAGCTTATTTTCTTTCAAAATAGATTCATTAACCTTAATTAAATCATCACCTTCATATTCTTTTTTGGTTGAATCGACAAGATGTAGTTTTTTACCACAACATGGGCAAACTAGCTTATCAAGTCCAATCTTATATGAACCTGGATCTACTGCGTCAGGACCGTAGTTATTAAAATAGTTGTTAGCAGCATTATAATAATTATTCATATCTTATTTATACTCCGTTAATTCCCTTTCTCTTATGCCACATATCGTAATGGAATGAGAGTTTTCCAGTTAATTTAGATTCGCTTGAATAATCAAGTTCTTCATTAAAACCAAAATCAGTTATAATACAATTATTGTATTCATATTCTTGCGATACTGCATTTTCTGCAGTTGCAGCAACGGTCTTATTCTTTAATTTGACTATTACTTTTTCAAAACTTACAGAACCAATTACATTTTCAAGTTCTGGGTGATATAAAATATAATCTTGACCTTCTGTGTGATATAAAGAATCAATCTGTGCAAGTTTTTCAGTATTGACCATATCATGCATTTCTGTTCTTATATCAAATTTCATTGTGCATTCACCGCCATAAGTTCTAATTACTGGAAAAGATTTTTCACTTCCCCAATATTTCTTGGTAACAGTTTCAGTATGGTATGATGGTAAAGAAACACTTGTAATAATAATATTTTTGCTACACCAATCAACAAAATAAGCGTTAGAACTATTATTCTTTACACTATAAAACATGACATCATATAGCCAGGTAGCTTGTGGATCTGACAAATTATAAAAATTATTATTTGAAAATATACTTTCCATTATCTATATCCTCCACGACTACGCTGCATATTTTCATAAGCTTTTTGGTTTTGTATATCCTTATTACTCATTTCTTCTGCAAGTGCAATACTATTATTCCAAGTTTGAAGCGATGCATCAATCATTCCAGAAATACGTTCTTTACGATTTGCATCAAGCTGTGCTTTTAATTTCTTAGAATTTTCAATTCTTTCTTTTTCAGCATTTTCTCTTTCTTGTGCGAAGCGTTCAGACCTATAATCTCTATATTTCATATAATCATAAACAAAAGTTACTGCTCTTGTTATCGTATCTGTGCTTTCATAAGAAAAGTTTGCATCATCAATAGTCATTATTCTACAATTATAAAACTCATAACCGACAATTGCATTAGGGTCACTATGTAAAACATTCGGATCATACATATTAACTACGATTTTTCTAGTTCCATTTGTCGGATAATTATAGACATGAGATCCAGAATCGAAATAATCTTGATTTAAATTATCATTATTATAAATATTTTCTAAAATGCCAGTAATTGTATAAAATTTATCTTCGTTAAATTTTATAGTAAATGTTCCAGAATTTTGTGCTCGTGTCAATTTTTTAAATTCTACACCAGCATAATAAACACTGGTATATTCGCTTTCACGCTTACCAATGGTTATATCTACTGCAGCCTGTGCCAATCTGTTTAATCCTATAGTATTATTACTAGTATCACCGTCATAATACTCATCAAAGGAAATATCAAATGTCCAACCAAGTGCAGGTTGTGTATTATAAAAGGTATTATTCCAAATGGATTTCATACATTATTTATAGTTTTTCAAGATAATGTTCAAAATTTTTTACAATTTACATAAATAAGACGTTATTTTTTACTATATTTGTAGAAAACGGTTAAAAATTATGGAATATTCAGCAAATAGTATTGATTTTTTAAAAGGTTTGGAAACAGTCAGAAAGCGTCCGACCATGTATATTGGTGCGGTTTCTGGAAATCCTTCTCAAGGTTTATACAGATTATTAAGAGAAGCTGCAGATAATGCAATCGACGAATATCTGGCTGGATTCAACAATGTTTTATATATTTTTTATAATACAAAAACTAAAGAAACCACAGTTTTGGATAATGGTAGAGGAATTCCAGTAGGTTGGAACGATAAAGCCCAACAAGACTCTTTGACCCTCGTTTTTACCCAATTACATGCTGGTGGTAAGTTTGACAAGCAAAACTATGCTACATCTTCTGGTCTTAACGGTATCGGTCAGAAAGCAATCGCAGCATTGAGCACAAAACTTCAAGTCTGGTCAAATAATGCAAAAGATAAGAAATGGCATACTCAGACTTTTGAAAAAGGTAAGATTACTTCAGAAGTTGAAAAGACAAAACTTCCTGAAAAGTATACTGGATTAATCAAGAAAACTGGAACAATCGTTTCCTGGATTCCTGATGGAACAATATTTACAGATGGCACTGACCTTGATATTCATAGACTTAAGCATGAACTTAGTGATATTCAATATCTCTGTCCAAATCTTGAAATCCATTTAATTATTGATGATGTAGAAACTACTTATTTCTCTCAGAATGGCCTTGTAGAACTTGTTTCTAAGGACCTAGAACATGATACAATATTTAGTTTCCAAGATGATTATACGGATGTTGTTCTTAACTTCACAAAACGGGATGGTTATAGCTTTAAATCGTTCGTAAACGTTTGCTATACTGATCAAGGTGGTACGCATCTTAATGGTTTAAAGAAAGCGCTCTGTAATTTCGTCAAGGCTAATTCTAAGAAGAAGATTTTGCCAGATGATATTATGGAAGGCGTCATCGGTGCTATTCATCACAAGATGGCAGAACCGCAGTATCAAGGTCAGACTAAGAATGAATTGACTAATACTTCTGTCGAAGGTGAAATTATCGATAAATTGACTCCTGCTCTAGAAAAATTCTTTAAAAAGAATAAGGAACTTCTTAAGACTATCGTAGATTACGCAGAAACACGCCTTGCACAGCGCGAAAGAGCAAAGGCTGATAAAGATATGGCTAAAGGATTAAACGCCTTAAACAAAGCCGCACACAAGATTTCTGACAAGTTCCTTGATGCTGATAGAAGAAAGTTCAAGAATCCTTTAGACTGTGAATTGTTCATCGTTGAAGGTGATTCAGCAGGTGGTCACTTCCCTA